TCCTTCCCCGGGGCCGGCACGTCGAGTTCGCCCTGGACGAGTACTTGGACGAGTTCAACGATGTTGAGGAAATGCCGGCGGAAGCCCGGCCAGTCGAGGAAATCGAGGTTGAGCGTGATTCGCTTTGACGCTGATGCCAGTCTGATCACCGCTGAGGCTGGTGACGCCGAGCGCCCGGCCCGCATCGCGGGCATTGCTGTGCCGTGGGACACGGTTGCGACTGTCTCCGATGGTCAGCAGGTGCGGTTTGCGCGTGGCGCCTTCGACACCGCGCAGAAGCCTGCGAAGCTGATCGAGAACCACGACTTGACGCAGCTGCGCGGCGTGGTCAATGCCCTTCAGGACACTGATGAGGGCTTGGAGTTTGAAGCCACACTTGCAGACACCAGGGCAAGCCGCGACGCCGTTGCGCTGCTCAAGGCTGGCGCTTACGACTCTGTAAGCGTGGGAGCCCAGCCCACCAAGTTCACGACCGATGCCGAAGGCGTCATGACCGTCACTGAGGCGTCATTGGTCGAGCTTTCTCTGGTCGCCGTCCCGGCGTTCAGCGAAGCCGTGATCACCAAGGTTGCGGCAACCGAGCCTACGGAAACCGTGGAGCTCGAGCAGGAGCAGGAGCAGGACACCGACAACACCGAGCAGGAGTCAGACGAAATGGCAGATGCCGAGAAGGCCGAGCCCGTCGCGGCAGAGGCCACCATCCCCACCCAGCCCTTCGTGTACGCAAGCGCCAAGCCGGAGCTCCCCACGGCCGTCGAATACATCGGCGCAATGGTCAAGGGCGGTTCCGCATGGGATTCCATGCAGCAGCGCGTTCACGCTGCGGCCCCCGAGGTTGCCATTGCCGACACGCCGGGCATTGTGCCTACGCCGATTCTGGCGCCGGTCTACAACAACTTCATCGGCAACCGGCCAGTGGTCGACGCCATTGGCGCGAAGGCCATGCCGGGCGGCGGCAAGGTGTTCATTCGCCCGAAGGTTGTGACTCACACCAGCATGGCTGTGCAGACTGCAGAGTTCGACACTGTGCAGTCGGGCACGTTCGTGGTGGACGACATTCAGGTCACCAAGGGCACCTACGGCGGTTACGTTCAGATTTCCGAGCAGGATCTGGACTGGACTGACCCGGCGGTCCTGGGGCTGATTCTGGACGACATGGGGCGCATCTACGCCAACACCACGGACAACGTGGCGGCTGACGCCCTTGAGGCCGGAATCACGACAACCCGCGCCTTCCCTGGCGCAACGTATGACGACCCGAAGCAGTGGGCGGCGTGGATCGCCGGCGCAGCGCAGACGATTCTGTCAGCGTCTAACGGGAACCTCCCCACCCACATCTTCCTTAACCCTGAGAGCTGGGGCTGGCTGACGGGGCTGTCTGACAGCTCTGACCGTCCCCTGTTCCCCCAGATCGGCCCCATGAACGCCTTTGGCAACCTGGGACCGGCGCAGGAGAGCGGCGTGGCGTTTGGTCTGTCCGTGGTCGTCGACCGTAACTTCCCGGCCGATTTCATGGCCATCGGTGACGCTTCCGGATTCGAGATTTTCGAGCAGCAGAAGGGCGCCATCAGCGTCGACGTTCCCGAAACTCTCTCACGGACGCTGGCGTTCCGGGGTTACTTTGCGACGTGCATGATCGACGCGGCCAAGTTCGTCAAGATGGACATTGTGTAGCCCATAGGGCTCTCTCAGCTGACTGACTGACCATGGCAACTTTCCACATAACCCACCGACAGGTAACGGACAACTTTATGGTTGTCCAGACCCTTGAGGACACGGACATTGGCATTGGTCAGTCAGTCCAGCTGACGGGACTGGGCGCGACCCTGAACGGCACCTACACCGTGCAGGCCGTCCCGGTTTACCTGTTCCTGGGCGTTGATGATGAAGGTGACTTCATCTACGACACCAACCAAATCATTCTCAATCAGCTTCTGGTGATAAAGGCTCACGCTGACGTTGCACGCGGGCCCGTGAGCGGCACGCTGACCTTCACCACCAGCTGCACATGGATCGTCGACGCTGATGTCGTGGCATGGCTTGGCATCGCTTCTGCCACTTCAAATGACACGGCTTTCATCACCAGCTGTGTGTCTGCTGCCAACGCCTACGCCTACCGCCGCCGGCGGGAAGCGGGGTATTTCGACAGCCTGACCACGGTGCCTGGTGGTGACGTGAAGCTGGGGACCGTCATGTTCGCCGGCAGCCTGTACCGCGAGCGCGGCAGCGTTGACTCATTCGCATCCTTTGAGCAGATGGGCAACCCGGTTCCGTTTGGCTCCAGTGGCCAGATCAACCGTTTGCTGGGCGTCAATAGGTCACAGGTGGCATGACTGCCTCTGGCATCTTTGCGGACGCTCAGGGCACGCTTGTGGCGTCACTGAGCGCCCTAGGGCTCAAGGTCGTGACTGACGTGCGAAACGCACGGCCAATCACCGTCCTGATCGAGCCCCCCACGTTCACCTGTTTCAACAGCAACATTGCCGACATCGAAATCGGCATCAAGATCCTTGCCGCTCCCCCGGGCAACCAGGACGCGGCGGATTACCTCATCACCACTGCTGACACCATCATGAACAGCAGTATCAGCCTCATCCGGGGCATCCCAGGGGTCATGCTGATCGGGGGGCAAGAAGTCCCGACGTATGATCTGACCGTCCGAGTAGGAACGCAAAGGAGCTAGCCAAATGGCGGCAACGACTTACCTTTCCCAGCCGGCGTCGCTGACCATCGCCGGCGTCCAGCTTGCAGACCAGTGCTCAGCAGTCACGCTGACCCTTGGCCAGAACCCGCTGACCAGCACCGCCTTCGGAGACACCGGAGAGCGCATGGTTGGTGGCCTGCAGACCGTTGAGGGCACTATCACCCTCTACGTCGACTACGGCAACAACAGCGTCGAGAACACGGTTGCTGGCGAGATTGGCGCTGGCGACACCGAAATCGTGATGCGCAAGGATGCTGGAGCTCCCGGGGCGTCGAATCCTGAGTGGACGATCAGCAACACCATGATCGCCAACTACCCGATCACCTACACCGTGGGTGAGCTGCAGGTCATGGAGGTGGCCTTCTCGGGTGGCAGTTTCGTGCGCGACGTGACCTGATCATCAACTAGGGGGAACACATGGCAGAGCAGACGGCAGTAAACGGGAACATTGCTTTCACGACCGATGCGGGTTCCTATGTGGTGGACATTGCTTCGATCAAGAACACCGTGGCGTTCGAGCGCCATTTCAACGTGTCGGCCCAGGTGCTGCAGATGGCGCCCCGGCTGGAATACATCGCTTTCCTGGCATGGACCGCCGGCAGATCAGCTGGGCTGCCTGTGGCCGACACGTTCGACGGGTTCTTGGACGAAGTGCGGGACCTCGAAGTCATCGACACCGATGAGAAGGCAGATGCAAACCCTACGGACGGGGGACAGTAAGCCGGGCGCTCGCCGTAGTCCTGGCGCAAACCGGCTTCTGGCCCCCTGACGTAACCTTCACCATGAAAGACCTCAACACGGTCTTGGAAGTCCTGAGAGAAAGCAGCCGCTGATGCCAGCGACCATCAAGACAGAAGTGGTGGGGGTCAAGGACACAATTAAGGCGCTGCGAAAGGTTGACCCCGAGTTTCGCAAGGAGTTCAACCGGGCAGCCAAGGCTGTGGTTGCTCCGATGGTGGCTGAGGCCAAGGGTTTGTATCCCCAGCTGCCGCTGTCAGGCATGCGCCGGGCGTGGACTCCAAAGGCATTCAGCATCTTCCCCTGGCAGGTTGGGAAGGTACGAAGCGGGGTCAAGGTCAAGACCTCGACGCGCCGGGATAAGAACTCGGTCTTGTATGTGTCGCAGGGGACGCCGGCGGCTGTGGTCTTTGAAACCGTGAGCGATTCGAAGCCGCTCGGCACCAACATCAGGGCTCGGCACTCCAAAGTGCTGTGGCCCACGGCTGAAAAGCACGCGCCCAAGATCGCCCAGGGCATTGACGAGATTGTTCGGCAGGCCGAAAAGACCGTGCAAGGGATGGTGGGCTAGTGGCGATCACCATTCCCATCCTGACCGACTTCGACGGTCGAGGGATTGACCGGGGGATTAAGCAATTCGAACGGCTTGATGGCGTGGGCGCCAAGGCTGGGTTTGCCATCAAGAAGGCCGCAGTGCCCGCCGGTATCGCACTTGCCGCGCTCGGCGCCGCAGCCTTCGACGCGACCAAGGCCGCTATTCAGGATCAGGCAGCCCAGGAGCAGCTGGCGCGCACGCTGGCGACCTCAACGAAGGCCACTAACACTCAGGTCAAGGCCGTTGAAGACTTCATCACCCAGACTTCGCAGGCCGCAGCCGTTTCTGATGATGAGCTCCGGCCCGCGCTTGCGACGTTGGCCCGGGGTACTGGTGATCTGGAAAAGGCCCAGCAGGGGCTTGGCCTTGCCCTCGACGTGGCCGCCGGCACCGGGAAGCCTCTCGCCCAAGTTTCAGAGGCTTTGAGTAAGGCCTATGCCGGAAATCTCAGGGGCTTGAACGCTCTTGATCCGCGCATGAAGGAGCTCATCAAGAACGGCGCGACGGCTGAGGAAGCCATTGCCGTACTCAGTAAGACGTTCAAGGGCGATGCAGCTGCCTCTGCAGACACCGCTGCCGGCCGCTTCAAGGGTCTGGGGATCGCCTTGGACGAAACCAAGGAGAGCGTGGGAGCTGCGCTCTTGCCGGCAGTTGAGAAGATCCTGCCGGTGCTGCAGAAGTTTGCGAAGTGGGCGCAGGAGAACCCCAACGTGTTCCTCGCCATCGCCGCAGCCATTGGCGTCGTCGCCGCCGGCATCATCGGACTCAACGTGGCCATGATGATCCTCTCCGCAAACCCGGTTGCCCTGATCATCGGAGCGATCGTGGTTGCCGTGGCCGGGCTCACCATCGGCCTGATTGCGCTCTACAAGAAGTCCGAGACTTTCCGCGACATCGTGACTGGGGCATGGGAAGCGGTCCAGAAGGCCGTCAAGGTCGTCGTGGACTACTTGAGGGGGCCGGCGGAAGCCGCGTTCACCATCATCAAGGGCGTCATCGACACCATCAGCGCACTGATCAAGGGTGACTTCAGCGGCGCATGGGATGGGCTGAAGACGGTCGTGGGTGGCGTGCTGGACGGCATCCAAAACTCGCTTGTGGCTTTCCCGCTCAAGATCGCCACCGCCGCGCTCGACATCGGCAAGGCAATCGTCAGCGGCATTGCTGATGGCGTCGTCGGACTTGCCACGAAGGTCTGGGACGTAATTTCGGGCATGCCAGGCGCACTCCTGAAGCTTGCCAACGGTTGGATTGATGGTCTTGGCACCATCGGCGGTGCCGTCATCCAGTGGATCAAGAATGGCGTCACAGGTCTGGCCGACGCGATCTGGGACAAAATCAGCGGGTTTGCAGATGCCCTGTGGCAGAAAGTGAAGGGCGTCGCCGAGGACGTGAAGGACATTGGCAAGAACATCCTTGGGTTGATTGGCGACGTCATTGAGTCGGCAGCAACAGGCATCGCAAACATTGCCAAGGGCGCAGTCAACGTGGTCATCGATGGGCTCAACAAAGCCATTGGGGGGATCAACAAGGCAATTGGCCTGCTGAACAAGGTCAACCCTTTTGATGATGTTCCCCGCGTCCCAAACATTCCAAGGCTGGCCAGCGGCGGGATAGTGACTCAGCCGACGCTGGCCCTGATTGGTGAAGCCGGTCCCGAAGCGGTCGTGCCGCTTAATCGCGCCAGCGGATTCGGCCAGGGAATCACGATCAACATCGAAGCCGGTCTGGTGTCCACTCCTGACCAGGTGGGCCAGCAGATCATTGAGGCAATCCAGAGAGCGCAGCGGCGCAGCGGCCCGGTCTTTGCCCCGGCATGAGTGTTCCGACTATTCAAGTGCTGGTTGGTTTCCAGCAGACGGCAGGGTTCGGCAACCCGTTTCAGCTAAACAACGCGACCTACGGCCTGCTGGACACCGGCACGCTGGGTGGTGTGCAGCTGGTGGATCTCACCAGCATGGCCGAAAACATCACGATTACCCGCGGCCGTAACCGTGAGCTTGAGCAGTTCAACGCCGGCACCGCTGCAATCCGGTTTAGCGATCCCACGCGCATATTGGACCCGCTAAACACCGCGTCCCCGTATTACCCATTCGTTGGGCCGCGTAACCCGGTGGAGGTTTACGCAGACGGCATCCCCATTTTTACTGGCGTGGTGGGTGATTGGGACCTTGACTACGGCTACACGGCCGAAGGAAACGTCACCACCGCCACCTGCTCTGACGTTTTCACCGTGCTGGCCCGGCAGGCCATGAACGCATGGACACCCACGGCCCAGCTCTCTGGCGCCCGCGTGGCGGCCGTGCTGAGCCGGCCGGAAATCATCTACCAGGGCGGCACATCAATCTCAGATGGCGTGTCCACGCTGGGTGCCTACGCAGTGCCCGAAGCTCAGAACGTGCTGCAGTACCTGCAGAACGTCACCGCGTCCGAACAGGGTTATCTGTTTATCGCGGCCGATGGCACGCTGACCTTCCGCGACCGATCTGACGCCCTCAATCCGTCCCCAACCATCGCCTTTACAGACGACGGCACTGGCGTGCGCTACCAGACGCTTACCAATGAGTATGGGGACGAGCTGCTTTACAACTACATCCAGACCCAATCCCCCGCCGGCGCGGTCCAGACCGCATCAGATGCCGACTCAATCGCCCTCTACCAAGCCCAGCAGTATTCAAAGCTCGATTTGCTGAACAGCACCACGGCGGAAGTCGCTGGGCTGGGTGACTACCTGCTGGGGCGCTACGCCAACCCGGTCGTGAGGTTTACTGGCATCACGACTCAGCTGGCGGCACTGGATCCCGCGCACCAAGCCAACGTGCTGGGGACTGACCTGACGGACATTGTTTCGGTCCTCAAGACGTTTTCCGGGGGCACGCCCTCAAGTGTCACTCAAACGCTTATTACATCTGGCGTGCAGCATGAGATTCGGCCGGGTAGCCATGTTGTCCGGTTCACTTTCGAAAGCACAGATGGAAACGCTTACCTGACTCTGGACAACACCATTTTTGGCACTCTCGACAACAACCTTCTGGCTTTCTAGGAGACACTATGCCCTGGCAAACGCCTGACACTTTCACAAGCGGCCAGATCCTGACTGCCGCAGCGATGAATGAAATTTCGAACGATCTGACTGTTCTGCGCGGTGACTTTGCCCTCTACCGCTACACCAGCGGGAACATCACACTGACCGGCACGACTACCTGGTCAACGCTGACTACTATCAGCACCGCGGGCGACATGGTTCTGTCTGCCTCTGCAGGTGATCTCGTTGAGGTGGCGATCTCCGTTCTCTGCAACAGCGATGCCGTGGACCTGGGATTCGATGCCGTCACGGTGGTTGGAGGCGTTGTCACAAACTCATTTGGTGCTAACGGAGCTGCGCCATCGGCCTACACCAATCTCAACAGCATCTCCGCTTGGTACAACCACAACGGCCGGATTGAGAAGGCGAGTGGGAGCGCGTTCTACAAGCTGGTCTCTGGAGACATTTCCTCCAACACCGTGACTATTCGCATCCGCTACGCGATGAATGCGGCAACCAACCGCCAGATCTTTGCGGGTGCCAGCAACCCGATCCAGTTCTGGGCACGAAACCACGGGCCTGTCGAAATCTGATGAGTCCTGACGACACAAGCACGATCAGGGCTGACATCCGCGAGTTGCGGGAGCTGGTGGCGAACGTGG